TTATTGGCGAATGAATTTATGAAACAGGCCTGGAAGGCCTGGCACCGTTGATACCCATGTTTATATTTGGGGGTGGGGCAAGGAAGCGAAGAGAACAAACCGTGAACTTTTGTTCTAGTAACCCTAATAGAACAAAACGTGAACATAGAACATAGGGAGGGAAAGAGAACAAAACGTGAACATAGGTGTCGAGCTGCTGAGTGTCATTTATGGCACACTCTCGAGCAATCGAAGAAACTTGTCGTTATACTATTGCAATCTTGAAAGTAATGATTATATACTACGTATATTAACTTTAACATTACAAGGAAACATTATGCCATTATCAAACAGACAAATGAAAACTCTCACTACTCTTCTTGAGAATAGCGACTGCGAAACAAACAAGGCTCGATACGAGTTCCTCAAGTTAGTTACTAATGAGATAAAAGCATTACAAGAAATAGAGAAGGCTAACGCTATCGCTAACGGAGAAGCTAAGCTAGTCTCCAAGGTTCGGTGGAATGCTCCCAACGTAGCCTATTGGAGAGAAACCCTAAAACCTAAGTCATGGAAAAAGTATTGCACCTCGACAACCTATCAAACTACAGTTTGGAACTAAGATTGTAATTCTAGAACCTCGAGCAATCGAGGTTCTATTGATACAATTTTGTATCGTACTCTTAATAAGGAAGGAAACATTATGAGTAAAAATCCATTCGGAAAAACTAGGGAAGTTAGCGAACCATATGCAATCTATAAAAACTTCCAAGGTTGGACTTGGAAAGTCGTAAAGACTTACCAAATGCCAAAGAACGAAGCAAAGAACCCATATGCAAGATGGAAGGTTGCTTGCACCTCTCCACTCTCACAATCGGACGGAACAGTAGGGAAAGACACCTACGCTCGAGAGATTAAAGCCAATGCTTTCCTTGTCGAATGTACGCAAGAATGGCGTGATGCTTATGGTGGTAAGCAAATTGATAGCTTGGCTGAAATCAATGCTTAACTTCATAGCATACGTTATGACACTTAGTGGCTTGTTCCTACTCTATGTAGGAGCAAGTGCTAGTGATAGCGATCAACCTTTATTGATATGTATACTGCTAGCAATCTTAGGATTGCTAGTGTTCATATTTGGATCAATCATTCTAATTAAGGAGAACAACGATGAATGAGAAAATAAGAAAGAAGCAACGTGAGAACGCAAGGTACACCCATTGCTTAATACCTAACGATGAACATGGAGAGTGGTACGTTAAGATGATGCGTATGTATCTCAACACTGATCGATACTACATTACAAAAAAGTACCAGTACGCAAAGTCTGGTGCCTCCAACAATGGTTACGATCTGGCGAAAGAAGACGCAAAGTTTATTCGCATATACATCAACGAGAAAGCAAAGTTTAGAAAGAACGATTACATCGAGCATCAACAAAACGTTCTCCGAACTGGCAAGGCTCTATTTGAGAACGCAATAAATAAACTTGATCAATATCGAGATTAACACTTGCAAGGATATTGTGGCTGGACTACAATATCCTTACATCTTAAACAAAGGAGGAAAAAGATGAGAACGTTTAACGAAAAGTTAGAAGAGATAGGACTAGCGGATACTCGTATCCTATCGATTGTCGAAGCTAGCAAGAAGATGCATAGAGCGATCTGCGATCTGGACGATTACAACCTAGCTATCATGAAAGAGAATTTTCCAGAACTGGTATCGACTGCCGCAAGGTTCGCTGAGAATGATACTGGTTCAAGAAAAGATTTTTGGAAAGGAGGGGAGGAACCAACATTAATAAAATTTTAAAGAAAGGAGGAGGGAGGCTGCAATGCCTCCCGATACTCGGGCCTGGATTCCAGGATATTATTTTTATTATTCATATAAACACGCAAAGTCGCAAAGTCGCAGCGAGGTCGCAAAGTCGCAAAGATCACAACCCGGACGCAAGACCTGGTTTTAGATCTGGGATAGTTTCCCCCGAAAAAAGTGTTTGTATTAATAATGAAAATAAACTACAATAAATTCACGTTTTAATATTACAAAGAAAGATCATATAATGAAATCAGCAATATTATATCAAGGTCCTAGTGTTATAGATGGAAAGCCCATTGTAGCAATAGCAATGTTCTCAAAAGCAAATACTAAAACAGGACCAGTCGTTCAAACTTATATTTTGGTTGACGGTATCACTCCTCTTGAAGCAAGCAAAAACGGTGCCGACTTTTCAATTTGCGGTGACTGCAAATTCCGAGGCGAAACCAATACAGATCCAAAACGCAAGCAAGCAAAAAATCGCGACTGTTACGTCAACCTTGGTCAAGGTCCCACTATCGTTTACAAGTCTTATATAAAAGGGAACTATCAATTCGGTGATCCTCGAGCAATGGGTCGAGGTCGTTTCGTAAGGGTTGGAACTTATGGAGATCCTAGCGCAGTGCCCCAACATATTTGGGATGAGTTACTATCCGAGGCGGAAACGTGGACCGCGTACACACATCGCACAAATTGGCGACCAGATATAGCGATGCAATCCGCAGACAATCACAACCAAGCAACCATTCAGTGGAAGCAAGGCAACCGAACTTTTAGAGTGTTGGCTACTCTAGACGAACTCGACAAAAAGAATGAAGCCCTTTGTCCAGCTTCAAAAGAAGCTGGTCGTCGAGTACAGTGCACCGCTTGTAAATTATGCAAGGGATCATCACTAGCCAAATCAATCGCAATCGTAAAACACTAACGGAGGAAAAAAATGGAACTCTCGAAAAAAAGTAAATACGAAAACTTTCAAGAATGGCTGAACAAGTGCCCAGTCAAAATAACGGACTATGAAGACTGTGGCGACACATTCGAGGTTACTTTTAAAGTACCTCTAGAACAAGATGGAGGTGAATAAAAATGACAATGATTGAAAACCCCGGACGCCCGGAAGTCCAAGCGATCTTTTTAATATCACATCTTAAACTGATGAAGTCTGGCATGAGACATTCGAGGCTTAGTGGCACACAGCTGCTGAAGTATGCAAGCTCGATCACTGGCTCGAAGTACAAACGGGGTCAATACGACCAGGCCATTAAAGATCTAGAGAACAAGCCCGCTCGATCAGCATTGCTTGAAGACTTTATATTAAGTAAAACGTACACACAAAAACGATTAACATGAAGCAAGTTTCTTCCTTGCCCGGAGCCAAGGCTCCGGGTTTTCCTTTGCCTGGTTTTTGTAATGATCAAGAACAATGGGTCGCAAAGACGCAAAGAAAGACGCAAAGTCGCAAAGATTCAAGATACAAAAAGACGCAGAGTCGCAGAGTCCTTGACTCGCAAGCCTCGCTCCTTGATCCCCTCCAAATAAAAATAGCTTTCTCGAAGAGAGGTGCTTTACCAAGAAAAAATTTAGACCTCCAGACGCATAGTACTTATAGTTCCACGCTATTTGGTGAGGGGAGATTTTTATGGCATTGCTTTTTGTTGTTTTCAATTCAACCCAAAAGGGTAGACCTTCCCATAAGATATGAACGTCTGGTATTCCTCCTCCAGATCGTGACTCAATCCTTGTGGCTATCGTGTTCGAGGGTAAGTTCCTTTTTAGTTGTAGCCAAAGATTCGATTCGTTTGTCATCGGTTACGTCCTTAAATTCACCATCGATTATAAATGCTTGTGGATACTTTCTTCTCATATCATCAAGCCTTGCTACAATCTCATCTCTTGATAACTGGTCGATAGTATGAGTAGTTTCTCGTCTATCCGTAGTGAGTCCACCAAGTGCAGACCTAATTTTCTCAGCATTAATCGCGGCAGAAAATTGTCCTTCTTCTTCAGCACCAAGAGAAAGTTTATGCAGTCGCTCGAGTTGACCCAACACAGTCACTCCATATCTTCTTTCTTTTTCTTCTCTAAGTTCTTTGATGTATTCGATGACATGAGGATAGTCTCTTCCATTCAAAAGTCTGGACGCATGTTCGTTGGCTCGTTCTTCATTATATCCAGCCAGTCGAGCAGATTCCGCATTGCTATAGATTCCCTCGACAATCTTTTGAGCAAAAGTTTTTTGTCTGTTAGTCATTTTGTTTTTCATCTTTACAACCTTACTTGTTCAGCAGCTACAAGATTATTACAAAAAAATATTTTTTTCAAGATACCTACTTTAGGTGGTTTTACCAGAAATAGTGTAAACAACGTAAACCGTTGTAAACAAGCAAGGGCATGTTTGAGCCTTGATTTATTGGTACTGTTTACACTGTTTACAAGATTTACAAGCAAAACCACTTCATTTTTTTTTTTTTTATTTT